GACGTACACAAGCCGATGTCGGATGAGTTGGTGGGTCGTCTTAGACAATGGGTGACCCGCTTTGGGCCTGAAGAACATCGCAGCGAACTGCTGGGTCTTTTGGATGCGGCAGATAATCCCACAGCATCAAACTTTTTCTATAAGGCCACCGACAGTCTTCGCTTTCGTTACCCCGAACGGGGAACCATCATGCAGAGAATGGACGATAAGGCGTTGGTGGAAGATTTGCATGACGTGTTCAAGGTGGACGCATTCAAGTACAGGGACATGGGGGATGTTTACGCTTGGGTGAATCCTGATGATTTGGTGCTGGTTCCTCCGGCAACGGGTACGCCTGTGGCGGGTCGCCGGTTGAAGGGCGGCAAGTGGACGCCGCTCAAGTTGTCGGCAGATGAACTGGCGGAGAAGCAGGCTCGTTTGGAGTGGATGGGGCAGCAGAAGGCCGAGTACGACGCCCTCATCGCTAGACGACCACAGTTGGACGAGGAGATAGCAGCGGCCGGGAAGAAGGGTGACGAGGCGGCGGTTCATCAGTTGGGCCGGGAGAAGGACATCTACGAGTTGGAAGTTCAACACATGGAACGTGTTTTGAACGAGTGGGAGCCTTTGTTGCTCAAGGAGGACGTGGCGCATCAGCGTGTGAAGACCGTGGAGGAGGGGTTGGTGGACACGTTGGCAAGCATGGAGCGACGCACCCGCCTTGTCCGGGGGGATGATGCTTCGGTTGGTGGCTATTCGCCGGAAGGCGCTGAGGGTCGCACGTTCCAAGACGTTGTGATGGGGATGATAGAGCGTGGTGGCAGCGGGGTGGACGAGGGCACTGGTGAAACATTGTTTGCGTTGAAGGCGAAGGATCGTGAGGCAGCACAGGAGTTGTTGAAGGATGCGTTTGGTTCGTCCGAGTGGGGTCCGTGGCGGTTGTTGAGTGGCGATGAGGCATTGGACAGGGACATGTTGGACATCATCAATGCCTTTGCGAGGATCAATGATCCCGCACAGTTTGGTGGCAACGGCCAGTTGTGGAAGGCGTGGGACAAGTTGCAGAACTATTTGAAGTCCGCGATGATTGCCACGCCGGGGTTTGTGAACCGTAACATTTTTGGTGCGTTCTTCAATGCGTGGTTGGACGGGGTGAACTTGAACGAGATCGTTCGTTCAGCGAAAATGACCCATGAGGTTGCCAACTACGCACGCAGCAAGCAGGTGTCGGTGCTGAGGGCGGCGAAAGCATTGGAGGCGGGCGACCCGAACCGGTGGAAGAACTACGTGGAACTGTTGGAGATGGGTGTGCGTGGCGGGGGTCAGGCTGTGAATGCTGTTGAGTTGCAGATTGGTTTGCGTCAGGCCCGCAACTTGGAGTTTCTGATTGGTCAGCGGGACAGGACGGGTCGGCTTGTGCCGGGTGGCAAGCAGTACAATGTGTCGTGGAAGGCGTGGTCGCCACGGTTCGCCCCCTATCAGGCGGTGCGGTCGGTGAACAGTTGGGTGGAGGACGTTGTTCGTCTGGGTGTGGGGATGGACACGATGCGGTGGGGTGGCACTGCGGACGATGCTCTTGCCCGGATTGCGAAAACACAGTTCGACTATGACGAGTTGACGGGGTTTGAGCGCAAGTGGATGCGGCGGGTCTTCCCGTTCTATACGTGGACACGGAAGAACGTGCCGTACCAGTTGAAGCAGTTGGGTGCCCATCCCGAAAAGTACAACAGGTTGCTGTCGGCAAAGCGCAACTTGGAGTTGGGCACTGAGGAGGAGGGTGTGGTTCCCGACTATTTCTTGAACCCGTTTGGCGTCAGGTTGCCGTTCGGGTTCCGCGGTGCAACTGTGTACTCTGCGCCCGACATTCCGTTTCAGGATTTGTTTCGGTATGACCCGTTCCAGCAGAAGGAGGGGCAGGGTTGGAAGTACGGGATCAAGCAGACGGCGCAGAATCTGCTGTCGATGTCCTCACCCGTTATAAAGGCCCCATTGGAGACAGCCTTTGGCAAGCAGGTGTTCAGTGGTATCCCGTTTACGGGCCGGTACGGGGTGGCCCCCAACAGCATCGAAAAGATTCCCGGCCTGTCACAGGCGTTGGAGGGGATCGGGTGGATCAAGCGGGCACCGGACGGTAGGAAGAAAATGCGTGACCATCACATTTACTTTATTACGAACCTGTTGCCGACGTTGGGGTTGTTGCGTCGCCTCTGGCCGAATGAACCCAAGTATCAGCGCAACTATGTGAGGTCCTTGATCAGCACCCTTGGGGGGGTGTCTGCGAACTTCAACACCCCGGAGGTCCAGTCCAACTGGTTGCAGAGTCAGCGGTACGACAGGTTGGATAGGCGGAAGGACCACATGGATTTGATCAGCAGGCTTCGGTAACGGGACAAAGTGGCCTTTAGGTATGTTCTACATTAGTCGCCACCAGTGGGATGCACAGCCGCCGCCCGGCGGCAAGTTCGATCCGTTGAGCAAGCACCGCGTGGAGGGTGTCATCATTCACCATTCCGGGGTGGAGGATGCTCCGCGTGGTGTGCATGCTGTGTTGGCGTTTGAACGCCATCACCTGTCGAAGGGGTGGGATGGGATTGCGTACAACTGGTTGGTGGATGAGACTGGCACGATCTTTGAGGGCCGTGGTTGGGATGCCCGTGGGGGTGCTACGAAGAATTGGAACAGCAGGTCCATTTCGATCTGTTACACGGGGTGGGGGTTCAAGGAGCCGAGTCCCAACGTGTTGGGGTCGATTTCCACGTTGTTGGTGGAGGCGGAGTCTCATTTCGGGAAGCCGTTGTGGGTGTCCACGCATCGCCGTAAGGGCCGCACGGATTGTCCGGGTGACTGGTTGGGCAACTGGGTTGAGGGCGGCATGGTTCCGGCGAAGAAGCCGTCTGATGCGGGCTGGGTTGCGATCATCCAGTATTTCAAGGATCTGCGGGTGCAGGTTGAGGCGAAGCCGATCAAGCGGCGGGCACGGGGTTTACCAGTGAGGCTCATTCAGGGCCGTTTGAATGATCTGGGGTTTGATGCCGGGGTGGTGGACGGCATATTTGGGCGGCGTACGGCAGCAGCGGTGCGTGGCTTTCAGGAATCGTTGGGATTTCTGAAGACGAGCGGGGCGGTGGACGGTGACACGTTCGGTGCCTTGTTCCAACTGTGAGGAAACATTATGCCAAAAGGTAAGGACTATGGGACGTTTGAGGACACGTTCGGTTCGCAGAACGAGCAACCGTATGACTCTTCTTCGTCCTTCAACATGTGGGATATGGTGGGTAAGGCTAAAGCCGCTGCATCGTATCTTCGTGGCACTAATCTGGGGAACGCCGCTCATGGCGGTCGCCCATTCGGAAAGTAGGTTATGATGCGTGACGGTAAGAGGCCAAGGATGGTTCGGGCTGGGCGGGTGCTGGTGGACAGCGCCAAGCGCGGCAAGACATTTCGCCCCCCGGCGGGGCAATCAAAGTCGGCTGCCAAGTCTGCTCTGTGGACACGGTAGCCATGGATAGGAAACGGCCACGGCCAAGGTATTGACAGTGAGGAAGAGCAAATGAACAACATGTTGGAGCGGGCTGCGTGGACTTTCGTTCAGGCATTTCTGGCTGTGTTTGTGGTATCGGATCTGGCTTCTGTGAAGTCGGCGGCTGTGGCGGGGCTTGCTGCCGCACTGTCAATCGTGAAGACGTTCGCGCAGGACAAGGTTAGCGCATAGTCGTGGCCACGTCGGACGTGGAGTGGGCATCATTCTGCGAGGAGCATGCGTATGTGGAGGAAGAGGTTTACGCTGCCCTTCAGGAAACTGCCCATTTGTTCGACCTGAACGACGGGATGCACGCCAAGTGGTCATCGGATGGGCTGCTGGGGTTGCTGCTGGTGTTCGACCCTGAGGAGGCCGAGCAGTTGTTGGCGGCGTTCTACGCTGGGATGGACGGGGTTACCAACGCGCAGGAGGCGTTTGCCGTGTGGGTTGGTTCGTTGATGGGGATGCTGCGTTCCTGCATGCAGGGGTTAGAGCCGTAGCCTGTCGTTGAGCCAGTCCCGTACGAGTTCGTGCTGTGCCAGTTCTGCTATGAGTTTGTGGCGGATCTTGTCGCGTCTGCGGGCAAGTGACGTTTTGGGGATGCCTATGACGGCCCCGGTTTTGCGAAGGGAGAGGCGTTCGATGAACAGGCGTTCAAAGATCCATTTGTCCTCGTCGCTGAGTTCATCCAGAACGATGCCAAGGAGTTCTTTCAGGGGTGCCGTTTTTTCTAGGGGTACGAGGTCGGCGTTTTGATGCGGGGCGAGTTGCATCAACGCTTCTACTTCTGTTACGGGGCGCGGCCGATGAACGGATTGGTTGCCCCCTTGAAGATCCCAGCGGGATGGGTCGGTTGGGTATTCACGCCTCCGCACCGTCATCTACGAGTATAGCAGATAACGGCAGCGGGGGTAGGGATGCTAGGTCTTCCTTGTTGAAGTGCAGGTCGCTGATTTTCACGTTGTAGCAGTCAATGGTGGGTGCCCATCCGTTGTCCCCATCTACCACTCCGGCGTTCAGCAGTCGGGACTGTGACAGGAATGTTTGCTTTGCCATTGCCCCAAGGTACCACGCTATGGTGCAGTCCTTGTGGACGCGGACGAAGGCGTAGTAGTCACAGTTCTGGTTGGTGCCGATGGCTGCGACTGAGCACTCGTAGTAGGGGCGTGGTTCGCTGGTTACACACTTGCTCTTTACGTCCACGGTGGCACCGTCGGGCATCACCACATCCCAGTCGTACGTGTTGACCTGTTCGCCGCCGGTGATCTTGGCGAAGACCATTTCACCGAGGAACCCGTAGACGTTGCCTTCGCCTTGTCGAATGGAGTTGTTCAACTGGCCCATTTCGTCGGCTTGCCATTGAGCGGCTTCCCGCATACTGCGGGGGATTATGAACTCGTACATTAGTCAACCTTGTCTACTTTGACGGCTCTGATGCGGACGACCTGTCTGTCGTCCTCCCACGCTACACCATTGAGTGCATCCAAGGTGAGTTTCACGTAGTTGTCCAAGTCTCCTCGCAGTGTTGTGGCGTCGTGCGGGGATGTGTTTACAAGCAGCACGGTTGCTTCGGGGGAGTAGGCGATTGTGACCTCAACGGGGCCACCGATTTTTTCTCCCACTTGGTCTTTCCACGCCTG